TAATAAATATTATAATAATTATATAGCCATAAGTTTTGCTTATGAGATGATTTTTTTTATCTTTTTTCGCTCTACCTATTGGATAATGTGCCGAACGTGCAGACCTTTGAAGTGCTTATGATGATATAAGCCACAGGCACTAACGGAAGGACTTATTTACGTGTGGGAATTGGGCCTGCTGGCGAAAGTCGGCGGCCCATTTTTTTGTTGCGGATATGATGATTTATCCTAAACCATATAGAACGGAAGAACATGAAAGAGAAGATTCTCGAAAACTTGAAGAACAAGTATTCCAACTTGGGCTTCGGGCAAAGGGCTTTTGACGGGGTTGCCCTTTATCTGGAAAAAACCATCACCGACGAAGCACAAATAGAAACCGCTATTAGCGGGGTCGAACCGCTGCTGAAAGCATTCCAATCTGACATCGACAAAGTTCGCACGGAGAAATCCGCGCTGCAATTGCAGTTAGAGGAATTGAAAAAGGCGGCACCTGTTACCGGGGGCGAACAGGCCAAAACCGAACCCATCAATCAGCCTTTCGATATCGAGGCGCTCAGAGATGAACTCTTGGAAAAGCTCAGGGAGGAAACTCGCACTGCACTGCAACAGGCTCAGTTGGCAGCGCAGAGAAGCGCCATGATTGCAACGAAAGCAAAAGAATTCGGAATCCCCGAAAAATTCGCCGCAAAACTGAACATCGCTCAGGATGCAAATCTCGACGAGTATTTCAAAGATGTAAAGCAGGACATGGTCGACGCAGGTTTCGAGTTTTCCGAGCCGCCCGCGCAGGGTGGAGGCATGACCGATAACGGGAATGACATCGCCAAACTGATTAACACGGGCACAGAGCAAATTGTTAAATCTCAAAACAAGTAAAAAATGCCAGCAGGATTTAAGTATGATTTAACCCCGGGAGACGTGCTGAAGGAATTGTGTCGGTTCGATACAGTTTATCGTCTTTCGGGCGGTTTCAACTTCGAGGATGCGAATATTCCCGAAGGGACACTGCTAATGCCGCTGACCCCTTTGTACGTCAACCTAACGACGCGCAAGGCTTCCGCGGTAAAAAATGTCAAAGTGGTCGAGAAGGTGACTACGAGTACGAAAATAAAAATCGCAAAGGGTTCCCTTGCTTACAAGGGTATGCATCTCGGCGATGGGACGAACGGCGCAACCGTTTCAAGTATCAGTACTACCAACGCGAACTACGATGAACTGACGATGAGCGCGGCTCTCGCCGCAGAAGCAGGTACGGTTCTTTTCGAGGCAGCGACCGCAGACGGCACAGCCCCGAAAGCCACCGCCAATTTCCTCAATTATGCCGTAACGAAGGTGGAACCCGGCGCAACGGTTACGGCCATCGGACAGGCCTATGAGGTGCGGGAGTCGAAGTTATACGTCCCGATCTCCGACAAAGACAAAGAGACCCTTACGTCTCGATTCCTTTTCACCATCTAAACCATGACGACAATGAAACTGACACTTGAAATTCTTTTCAATAATGCCGATGTCGTCAAAGCGGTTATTGACCGCACAATGGCGACACAACAGGATGAAATCTTCTGGAAGCGTTATCTCGATTTCGAAGAAACCAAATCCCGAGTATTCAAAACCTATCTCGGTACAGTTACTGGTGTTACACCCGGCTCAATCATCGACAGAAATTCCAACAAACCTTTGCGAGAACGTAAATCGCTGGGTAGCGGTTATGGAGAGGTCGCTCATTTGGGTAACCGTTACCAAATGGACAAAGACCGTCTGGATATGATTAAGTCGCTTATCGACAAATTCAATGCAGCGAAGCCCGCGGATCAGGTGTCCGCCATGAATGCGATTATCGACTATATCGTGGATGATGTTCGAAATGTTCGCCTTGCTCCACACAAGCGCATGGACCTTGTTGTCGGTGATCTCCGTTCGGATGGTAAGGCTTCGGTAACGATGGAGGATAATCCGTTGGGTATCGCTCTGCTTGAAATGGAGCTTCCGGTAAAAAGAGTAACGCCGACCCCCGCCGATAAGGATAATTTCATCACCTATCTGAAAACCCAGATCGAAGCAATGCGTCCGACTATGGGGCGATTCTCTGTAATGGAAATGACTCGCTCTACTTTCACTAAGAATATTGTAGGTGCAAAAGAATTCCAGAATACCTACAAAATGATTTTGAGTGGCGCTCAAATGGCTATGGCCGGAGGCCTAATTACCGACACGATGACCAATCAAGTGTTCTCGGGCATAGGCTTGCCACCCATTCGTATCATAGACGATATGGTAGGAACACCGGATGGGAAGGGGTCGGTTTTGACATTTAAAGAGGATCGTATTACCCTGCTCCCACAAGATAAGATCGGGAAAATGATGTGGCATGAGCCTTATGAAATATCCGACCCCGTGCCTAACAAAGCCTACACACGATTGGAAGGTGGTATGTGGATATCTAACTGGCGAACCGATGAAGGGCGCTTTATGGAGTACGAAGCAGAGTGGATTCCGAATTTCACAGCACCTAACAAGATCGCCATTTTCGATCTCTCTACGATGAACGCATAACACTTCTGGTATGACGAACTTCGAAGCAATATCGGCAAGGCTCTATCCTTACAACGTAGATGACAACCTGATCACTGTTGCATGCGAGGATGCAGGACTGGATGCCGAGGTTAAATATCGAAGCCAAACGGACAAAATATCCGTTACAAAGGCCGCGATAGACATCCTCGAGCAGCTCATAGTTCTTTCGTCCGAAAGCAACGGAGGATATGGCCTCGGATACGATGTCAATAAGTTGCGTGAGCGTATTTATACGCTTGCTACGAATAATGGTCTGACCGATATTGCTGACAAGTTCGATGATGCTCCAACGATAGAATTTCTGCCATACTGATGATCCGATATCCATACACACTCGAAATATGGTACGAGGAAGACGCTGTACCTAATCCTGACGGTTCGCCTGGATGGATCGAAGGGAAAGGAGAATGGCGAGTTCTCGGACGTTGCAATGCCCGTCAAAACGGACAGGCCCGCGAAGTACGAGGCGAAAACGGACAGGCCTTCCTATACTCATTCGAGGTTACGATGCCGGCAAATACGCCGCCCATCAAACTCGGAACACAGGTGTGCATTTTCGACAGTCGAGGAATCAACATTTTCGATCATGCACACAGAACCGAGGACGGTAAGGGAAAGTCGTATCCGGTGCAGGGGTTTTACAAAAGTGGACAACGTTACGAAGACACGAGGCTATGGCTCTGAAATGCACGAACTGGCGCGAGGTAGAACTCGAATTTGTCCGAGCTAAGAAAGAGTATGACCGGAAAGCGGTCGAGTGGCTTTCAGCACTCGGCGAACGAGTGGTAAAATACGCCATCGAACACGGTAGCTATACCGATCGAACATCCAACCTACGCCACTCTATTGGCTATGTAATAGTTCAGTACGGTAATGTCGTAATGGATGATTTTAGCAATGGTAACGGTTATGCCGAAGCCCAGCAGAAAGCCCGTTCTTATGCTCTTCAAGTCGCGCGCGAACTTCCTGCCAACAAAACCTATCTCGTATGGGTTGCCGGTATGGAGTACGCCAGGTATGTAGAAGCAAAAGGTTTCGATGTATTGCAAGGCTCCGGGGATTGGGTGGAGGCCACCGCTGAAAAGCTCAAAGCGGAGTTCGCACGATTCTTAAAATCAAAAAGGTAATGAATCTGACTTCTACGGAAATATTCAAACTCGTTTGGGATCGCATTCGTGACTCGCCGTTAGGGAAAGCCATTCCAACGATGTACGCCGATCATTACCCTAATAATCCTTCCGGTGAATTTGTGGTAATGACTTCGTTGACGAACGTTATCGGCGATTCCCAAGTGGCGACGGTAATCGTAAATATTTACGTTCCTGACGACACTCCCACAATTAACCGTGAAGAACAGCGCTTCCCGAATCGCAATCGTCTGAATGAACTAACGCGGATTGCCTTTGAATCCATAGGTAATTATCCCTTTGATAAACGCTGGTTCTTTGATGTGAGCGACGAATCTATCATCAGTGAGGAGAATGTCTCCTACACTTTTTCAAGCATTAAAGTTCAATTTAAAAAATACTAAAATTATGAGTCAGTCAGTAGGATTAATAGGATTGGCATCAGTTCATTCAGGAGCCCCGCTTCCGAAAGGCGTGCAAGATGAAGGAGCCACCAACCTCATTAAAGCTTATACACTTATTACTCAGCCATACAATGGTGGTGTTAGTACAAACTTTTCGGTTTCTACGAGTAATAAGTTTTATCGAGAAGGACAGTCAAGCCCATTCTTTGTGATAAGGGACCCGTCGTCAGGGACACAAGAACTCACATGGAATATCGCCGATTTCGACGACGATACCCTGGAGTTCTACTTTGGCACGGATGAGCCTGCAAAGGGCGAACTGTACGAAGGAGAAAAGGGGTTTGTTTTCGACACAAAGGCGGGATATTCAATAGCTTTTGCCCGCCTTAAATACACGGCATCCCTTACGGGTGGGTTGAATGTGAGCGATCCTTTGCAGATCGCCGTATCAGCCGAAGTGCTCGCCCCCGAACAGGGCGGCGTGGCATGGTGGCCCATCCCGATCCCGGAATATACGACAACTCCGGGTATCTAATCCTTTTTCCCGCTGGAAAGTTAACGACTTGCATCACGGAGCGAGACCGGGGCGGGATCAAATCTTTATCGAAATGACAGACATTAAAGAATCAGTAACGGATAAGCGAGCGATTAACGTTCTGACAAGTAATAACGAGTCCTTCGGTATCGAGGATATGGATGGGAACGAAGTGACGCTTTGTCTATTCCCGCTCCAACTTGGGCGATTAGCTATGATTACTCGTCGTCTTCTCGACCTTGATATTCTATTGGACAATAACGCCGAAGACCCGGTCAAACAAATGTGGAAGGTGTGCGCCGAAAGAGCGCGAGAAGTCGCCGAGATCATCGCTATCGCAACACTTCGAACCCGAAAAGAAATCGACGAGCAGTTTGAGGCCCGCACACAACTGCTGCTCGATTCTCCTACTATGACATCACAGGCTTGCGTCAATCTTCTTTACGCAATTGTTTTCATGTCCTATTATGAGGATTTTACGGACGCTATTCGCTTGGTAAGAACGCT